CCACATGACGGTCGCACACGAGGTGCTGACAATATGAGCTTCCAAGCCAAACTGTTCGATGCAGGGCTAAAGAACGTGGTAGTCCTCCCCAATGCTGGCTACGGTGCTGAAGAGAAGCGCATACGATCAATGAAGGATCTGTTTGGATCTATATTCTTCCATGAGCGTGTGGACGTTGAGGACGGGCTGATTGATGCACTGGAGAACTACCACAACCGTGAGGATAAGAAGGATGGCAGAGTGACTAATGTGGTCGTCCACGACTGGTGTAGCCACTTTGCTGATGCATTTGGCTATTGGGGTGAAGCTCTCAAGAACGGACTAGTCATGGGCAGCATGACTCCCAAGGCACTAGGACGAGCCAAGGCGAGCTTCGGCAAGTCTCTCTAGGTGCTTGACACGTTGTTAGGTTTCGGTTAGTATGACTCCCATCATGGGATCGAAACCTAAAGCACCAAAGCCAGCCGCACCACAAGCTCAACTCGTAGACCTTGGAGAAGAGGAGGGTGGGGCATCTAACTTTGAGAAGGAACTCAAGAAGAAGCGTAAGCAAGCTCAGACACAATTTGCTGGCGAGACTGGTGGATATGGTGGAAACACTCAGTTGGGCTAATGACAGGCGACTACGTCATCTCAAGGCGTGATGCCTTGCGTCAGTATCGGACACCCCACGAACAACTGTGGGATGAGATAGCAGAGCTGTCCATGCCTCGTAAGATCACTGACAGCAGTCACGGGAGCTTCCCAAGCCTAATCAACTCAGCAGAACTGCACGACAGCACGTTGAGGATCTCATGCCTACAGTTGGCTAACGGATTCTGCTCACTAGTCACTCCAAGGGAGGAGGTCTGGCATAACCTCACACCACCAAAAGGACTGGAGGACAATGACGCTGCAATCAAATTTTATCGTGAATGCTCTGAGGAGATCACGTATCGGTTAGATCAATCTAACTTCTACACCAGCATCCAAGAGACATACCTTGAACGTGCAGCATTTGGCACAGCTTGCGACTTCAGCGAGTGGGACGAGGACTATGATCAACTCAACTTCCGCAACCTCAATGTGGGCAGCTACTATATCGGCAACGATCACCGTGGCAGGTGTAACGAGGTGGTCTACGAGACAAGCTACACAGCAGCAGCAGCAGCGACAGAGTTTGGCATTGAGAATCTAAGCGAGAAGCTCCAGAAGGAGGTCAAAGACCCCAAGAAGAACGACCTGCACGTATTTATCATCATGGTCGAGAAGACCAAGCCTTGGGACGAGGATCAAGACTTCCCGTATTACATGTGCTGTATCGAAGAAGACAGCAAGAAGGTGGTCGGCAAGCAGGGGTATTACGAGATGCCAGCACACGTCACTCGCTACCTCAAGTGGGGAACGTCACCATACGGTTTCGCACCCACATGGATAGCACTGCCAGAGGCACACAAGCTCTCCCTGCTCCAGAAGCAGATGGATGTCCTAGCTGAGAAGGCTGCAAACCCACCTATCCTTGCACCTGCATCACTTGAGGGTGAGATTGGCGTTGGAGCATTAGACATCACCTACGTCAACGACATCGACCCTAATCGCTCACCACGGGAGTGGGCGACATCTGGTAGATATGATATCGGTCAAGACCGTATTGCTGAGAAGAAGAAGACCATTCAAGAGATCATGCACGGTGACCTGTTCAGACTGTTCGCTCAGATTGAACGTCAAATGACAGCCACTGAGGCAACTCTACGTGAGGCTGAGAAGGTTATGCAGTTCTCACCAACATTCTCTGCCCTAACAAGCGAGTATCTCGACCCCAAGCTGATGCGTATCTTTGGCATCCTCTGGAGACAGGGCAAGATGCCACAACCACCAGAGGAATTGACTATGTTGTTAGGCGAGGGGCAAGTCCCACTGCCACAGGTGGCATACTCTAACAGGATTTCACTAGCGATCAAGGCTAAGACCAACATGAACTACGCTGAATACATGGCGATTCAGACACCTCTAGCAGAACTAGACCCAAGCATCCTAGACAACATGGACTCAGACAGACAGTTCCGTGACGGCTGGCGTAATGCTGGACTACCAGAGGACGGTCTCAAGCGTGAGATCGATGTAGAAGAAACACGACAAGCCCGTGCAGAAGCCCAACAGGCGCAGATGCAGATGGAGCAAGCCGCGCAAGCAGCAGCCATAGCCAAGGACGCTTCGGCAGCCAATGGTGGGCAGCTACCAGAGGCTATGGCTCAAGGAATGGGTGGATAACTTATGAGACAACTAAACGCACAAACGGCAAAGGCATGTGAGAAAGCTCTCAACACGCCAGAGGGCAAGATCCTAACAGAGTATCTAACACTAGCTGTTGGACTTGAGGAGAGGACATTCATACCAGACTCTAACGGAGTGGTAGATCCATATCGTGCTGCCATCAAGGATGGTGAGCGAGCAATCGTATCGTTGCTAGTTAAACTACAAAAGGGACAAACACATGAAAGACAAGATTAGATTAAAGGACGGCAAGGCATACCGAGGTGACAAGCTGGTGGCTTGGTATGATGGTGATCAACTCAAGTTCAAGCACTGGAAGTTTAAAGCACTCAAGGAGGAGATTGAAACACTTGCGGAGAATAACTCTCTAATCACCGCAGATGATCCGTTGAATAGTTCATATGACCCTAATGTTGGTTCATATGACCCTAATGTTGGTTCAGAACCACCAACACCACCAGAGCTAATCAAGATGGGCAAGAACGGTGCATGGTTCGGTGAGGAGCATCCATACGTTGTCGAGTGGCGTAAGGAGAACTGGAGTAAAGAAGCTTTCGATAAGAAGTATGCTCATCAGTATGAGCTACTATGCAACAACTACGATGCCGAGGGCATGAAATATCAACCATAAAAACCATGAGCGAAGAAACCACAGCACCAGCGACAGAGGCAGCAGCACCAGCAGCAGCCCCAACACCAACCACAGAGGCAGCACCAGCAACGGAAGCAGCCCCTGCATCATCCACACCAGACATCTTTGCTGGTGAGTCCCAATCAGCTCCATCTGGAGACCTAATGAGTCAGCTATACACCTCTGAGGGAACTCTAAGTGAGAACTATACGTCTCTACTGGAGGAGAACGGACTAGGCGAGCTAACCAACACCGTAGCCAAATACAAATCACCAGAGGGTCTACTCAAGGGAGCAGCCAATCTGATTAGCTTTGCTGGCAAGAAGGTGGAGGGTGTGATCGTCCCTAACGAGGGCAGCACCGAGCAGGAGATCGCTGAGTATCGCCAAGCCATCGGAGTGCCAGAGTCAGCCACAGCATACGACCTCCAGCCAGAGAACCTGCCAGAGGGTATGGGATGGGACGAGGGACTAGCTGAGAACTGGCAGAATGCCTTCCACGAGGCTGGCATCTCCCAAGAGCAAGCACAGAAGCTCTCACAGGCGTATACCGACATCACTAACAACCAGCTTGAACAGGCTAACCAGACACTCCAGCTACAGTCTGAGGGAGAGATGGAGCAGCAACGCGCCGAGCTTCAGAAGCAGTGGGGCGATAAATACGACACCAATCTACAGAATGCTGTTAACATGGCAGCCACATTAGGCTTCGACCTTGAGAGTCAGCAGGACATGGCGGCTATCCGCAATCCTAAAGTCCTCAACATGATCTTAGCCAAGCATGACTCTCTGAAGGAGGGCAACATGCCAAGGGGTGGACAGCCTAATACGGGGACGGAGTCATTCCGTGACCAAGCCAATGCTCTCTACTCCAAGTATCCTAATATGCTGACAGCACCACACGATGTGAGGGCTAAGTATCAAGAGCTACGCAAGCTGGCATCCATGCAGCCACAATAACTTTCGTCTTAGGACGTTGCCTCTCCTCATGTTTTCCAGTCGTGTGTTTCGCGTGGGGAGAGGCTAAATTAATTTGACAACACGCTGAAAATACATCATCCTTGCCACGCAGTTCTATTGCTGCTTTCTGTTTGTGTTCATTGCATAACGATCCCTCACTGGCTGTAGTGTCCAGTGGGGGATTTTTCTTACTACCATGACCCACCAACCATACTGCTACAAAGCCACATGCGTCTCCGTGTATGATGGAGACACCGTAACCCTCGATATTTCACTGGGGTTCGGCGTAACCATGCGGGAGAAGATAAGATTGTTAGGTATTAACACGCCAGAGGTGAGGGGAAAAGAGCGAGAGCTTGGGCTGATATCGCGTGACAGGCTTAGAGAGCTAATTGATGGCAAGGATGTCATTATAGTCACCCACAAGGATAAGGGCGGGAAGTATGGTAGGCTTTTGGCGACAATATATCTTGATGGGGTCAACATCAACCAGCAGCTAGTTGATGAGGGCTTTGCTAAAGCTTACGGCTAACAGCTTGACAGATCTAACAATATATGTTGTAATTGCGTTGTCCCACAAGGATACCATTTTCTATAGCCAGTAGCTCTGGTTAGTTGAGGATGCCCAGAGTAAGGACTTGATCACCAGAATCAAGCGACCACCCAACAGGGTGATACTCCAGCATCTCGGTGAGTTTAACAACAAACCAACAACAACTAACTAAACTAAAATTATGGCTATCACTAGCACAGTGCCAGACCACTTCCCTACTCTCTATCAAGATGAGTGGAGACTTGAAGTCCAGCAATTATCATCACGTTTGCAGGGACTCGTTCCTGTATACCCAGTAATGGGAGACAGCAGACGTTTCAACAAGCTTGGGAAAATTAACTCCCAAGACATGACAGGACGCTTTCAAGACTCAGCACCCGCTGATGTCGATACTGAGATGCGTCATCTCTATGTAGGGTTCAAGACAGCGGAGAACTTTGTTTCTCGTGTTGACAGCATTCGCCTTGGCGAAATTGACTCACCTCACTCATCCATCATGAAGAGCCATATGGCTGCTGCTGGACGTGACCGTGACCAAGCTATCATCGACATGCTCGGTGGTGACGTATACGAAGGCAAGAATGGCACATCGACTGTGGCTTTCAACACTTCCGACTACTCAATCGCTAAGACATATAACTACGATGGAACTGTCGCCGACACTGGACTCACTTACGACAAGATCGTCAACGCTCGCACCCGTCTGGGTCTGAAGAATGTTGCAGGTCAGAATGTCGAAGGTGGATCTCCACTTGGTATGGTCATCACTCACGATGAGATCGAAGACCTCCTACATGACGACAAGTTCATCAACCGCGATTACCGTGCCAAGCTTGAAGAAGCTCAGTCTGGTAGCATCGTTGATGCATTTGGATTCACCATCATCGCAGTTGATCCTGCTCTGATGCCTATCACCTCAACCACTCGTGCTTGTTACGCGTTCGCTAAGAACTGTGTAGCGTTCGGTTACGCAGAAGACCCACAAACATTTGTGGATACTTTGCCTACCAAGCGTCACGATGTTCAGATTCGTTCTGAGTGGGCATTCGGTGGCACTCGTCTTGATGACGAAGGCGTTATCCAAATCAATGTTGACCGTCCATAAACTTAACATCTAACATAGAAATAATAATATTATGGCTACTACCAAATCAGACATCTATACGATTCAATCACAAGCTACTGGAGACAACCGTGCAGACGGTCGCCTTCTTAGCGGTAAAGTTCGTCAAGCGCAAGCTACTGTCGTCCTTGCTGGTGATGAAGATACAGATACATTCATCAGCCTCGTTGAACTCCCAAAAGGAGCGATCGTTGATCCATCCCAGTCCTATATCATTCATGAAGCAATGGGAACTACTATCACAGTAGACCTTGGCTTCAGCAGTGATCCGAACGGGTTGACAGCATCGCCTCTTGACTTGAGTTCAGCAGGAAAGACGTTCCTTGACACTGTCACTATTGCTCCTGTTACCATCGCTGATGGTGACGAAGTAATCCAGATCGACATTGCCACTGCTGCGTCACTGAATGCAGCCGCAGAAATGCGTGTTGTGATCACATTCGTTGATCGTTACTAAAAACTAAAATTGGGGTAGCGTGGGCATTGTTCTGCGCTACCCCTCTCTCTTTTCCAAATGACTAAGACCCAGATTGCCAATATCGCGCTCGCCAAGTTCCGTGAGGGACGTATCACCAACATTGAATCTACGACTGATCCAGTAGCAGTGGTGATGAATGATCAGTATGATCATGCGCTAGAGCTTCTGTTAGAAGAGCATAGGTGGAACTTCGCTGGTAAGAGAGTCACCCTAACACAAATCAGTGATGATCCACCATTTGGATGGGATCACCAGTATGCCCTACCTGCCGACTGTATCCGACTCAAGGATGTCAATGGCGAGGACGTAGAGGCATCATCACAAGCATTCACGCTGGAAGGTAGATACCTTCTAACAAACGATGACACCGTAACGATCACATACGTTGCCAAGATCATCGACACCAATTTCTTTTCGCCTTCGTTCGCGGAGGCACTTGCATTTAAGCTATCCAGTCTAACCTGTGGCAGACTAACAGGTGACACCGAGTTGGCTATCATGCTGGACAAGCAGTATAACTATGCGCTGTCCAAGGCAATCCACAACGACACCAAGGCTGATGGTAGCCGTGAGCATAACCTCATGCAGAGGATGCTCAATAGCTCTGCCATCTTAGGCGGTAGCAGCCTAACGGGAACTGGATACACACGCACAGTCTCAAGCACAAGTGGCACAGTAGCTGCACACAAGCATGAGCTAACCGATCTACTAGCCACTGGTGCAACTGACGGACAGACCATCATCTGGAACGATACAGACCAAATCTGGGAGGCTGGAGACGCAGCATCTGGTGGTGACGTATCAACTGACGCAATCTTTGACGCTGCTGGCGACCTCGTGGTTGGCACAGGAGCAGACACGGCAGCCAAGCTGCCAATCGGAGCTAACGGGCTTGTCCTCAAGTCTAATGGCACTACAGCAGTCTGGGACACAGTCTCTGGCACAGGAGACGTAGTTGGTGACGCAAGCTCAGTTGACAACGCCATCACAAGATTTGACGGCACAACAGGCAAGGCTATCCAGAACAGTGGGGCGAGCATTGACGACACTGGCAACCTCACAGCAAACAACTTTACTGGAACGTCCTCTGGAGCTAACACAGGCGACCAAGACTTGTCCACATACCAAGTTAAACCCTCAGAAGGCGCATTCGTCAACGGAGACAAGACCAAGCTTGACGGTATCGCCACTGGAGCGGAGGTAAATGATCCTACCACGCTAGTGGACGCTGACATCGGAGTTAACGTCCAAGCTCACTCAGCAGTGTTAGATGCTACCACAGCATCGTTTACTACCGCAGACGAGACCAAGCTGGACGCTATCACTGGCACGAACACGGGTGATGAGACAGAGGCGACAACCACGACACTGGGCATTGTTGAGATTGCAGACCAGACGGAGATCAATAACGGATTACCAGCAGACGATAAAAAGGCAATATCCCCGTGGTATTTAAAAAACTCTAAGTATTTCATGTATGACGAGGCAGCCACGCTGACTAATAAGACTTTTGACGCAAACGGAACTGGCAATAGTATCAGCAACATTGAAATCGTTGACATCATCGACAATGTGGCATTGTCCACTGGTGTTCTGACAGGCGGCGTTCTCAGCACGGGCGCAGGTGCAGCAGAGTATTCAATTTCAGACGGCACAGGCATCATCGTAGATGAGACGGGAGCCATCACAGAGGTCTCATGGACAGGCAAGAGCAACATCACGCCAACCAACATCGCCACCAACTTACTGACATGGGTGAGTATCGACAACGCTGGCAACGTGGTAGAGATGACCAGCCCATGCACACCAGCAGGAAGACGGGCAGAGATTTGTCTCGGAGTCATCGTTCACGTCAACCT